TTGACACTATTTGAGGTTTTTCTAATCAGCGCAGAAAACTTTTTACGCCAACACTCTAATCCTTTTTTATATCTAAACAGCCATGACATATTTTGCACAGATGGAGAAGGACAAGGACTATGCCTATTGTGTGAAATGCAAGAAATATGAAAAGTACAAATGTTTAACAAAGTTTAAGTAATAACATAACTATACACTAGTATGAATAAAACAATAATACAAAACAGGAGAGAGGCATTCCGCAAAAGCATACTCTCACAGCTAAAGGAGGCAGAAAATTGAAGATAGTAATAAAAAAAAACGGTGAGATCATAGACGTGGCACACCACCCAAAGGAGATAGTATACGAGGACAACACCGTCACACTAAGGGACATCAACACTTTAGAGGGCACAAACTACAAGATGGCCTCAAAGGAAGAGCCAAAGTTACAATGGTTCCAGTGCAAGGGCTCAGGGAAAAAAGAGATACTGGTGGAGTTTGAGGTGGAATGAACGGGAGCAGGGTAACGATATACATTCCAGACGATATCCTAAAGAGGGTAAGGAACCACCAGGCAAAAATAATCAGAAACACATCACAGAATTATTCCCTGTCAGCTGCGATATCCGACATACTGGAGGGTGCGGTATGAAGAAATGCAGGCATAGAGAGGATGGGATGGTTCACTGTGCCAAATGCGAGGGAACTGAAGACGAACATGCAGGCCATCCAAGCTATAACATCAGCAGTGAGGACGAGACCACCATAGAGGGAACTGATGCGAAATGAGTTACAAGCTGGCACTTTGCATATGTGATGTATGCGTATGGGAGAGAATCAATCTGCAATTTGGCAGGGCCAACCTAAAGGGGATAGGAGGAATATCATGAGCCTCACACTGCACTGCCAGTGCGGAATATGCAGCCATGACAAGGAATCTGAGTGCATAAAACAAGAGTGTTTTTGTTGCCTGCGATTTCATATGGGGAATACTGATTGCCGCTGACACGATTCACCAACGGAGCGAAAAGTAAAATGGGAAACACACAATTACATGAACTTATTCAATTCTTCATCTTAGACAACGAACCATGTGTAGGATTCTTTGAAAAAGATATTGAATACAAACTGAACATGACAGTATATGAGTTTCAAACCCGATTGGTAAATGCATTGAAAATTATAGAATCACATAAAAAGTAAAGTATAAGCATAACTCCACCATATATAGCAATAATCTTGCACATATCCAAAGAAGAGAAGATAGAAATCCTCAACAAAAGGATAGAAAACTTCAAGAACTCCATCAAGGATCCCAACACGTTTGATTATGCCATATACGCATCAAACTCGCCAAAGAAGGACAGAATCAGGGCGTGGGCGGAGGCATTGGAACATCTCCACGATCTGGGGGAATATAAGGATGACATCTGTACAATATCCAAACACATCAGCACGGAACTAAAATCAATGGGTCTTCCAAAAGCAACAGAGTGGGCAAGACACTGCCTACCATATAAATACAAGGACAGCACCAAGATACACGCAGAGAAGCTTTTAGAGTACGAGTACCGCGGTTTTCAAGACCACAAAAAGACAGAGCAGGAAATAACCAAATATAATCAACCATACATAGACAGGATGGACAGAACCATCAAACTGTGCCAGGACTTTAAGACCAAGCTACGAACTACAGAATTCCTCACACTGATCCCAGACATAGAATTCAACGAATTTGAGACAAGAAGCAAGGGCCTGGAGAGACTGATCAGGGACGGAATGGATCACAGGGACAAGGTATTGCCTGAGAAATTACACTTGCTACTATACGGATATACGGAGGGGACAAAGAACGACATGTTCAACAAGTACATGAAATATGCCCGAAACATAATAGACATCACTGCAAAGCAGGCCGTAAGACTGGTATCGGGGAGATGTAGCAAAGTAGAACTATTATACGAACCCAAAAACAGGGCGGAGGCAAGACAGGCAGGATTCTACGGTGTAACCTGTGACGAGTGCGGCTCATGGAGGATAGACCACAAGTACAACACTGATTCAAACAACAATATGCTGTTCTGCTACGCATGCCGTACGTGGCAGGAGATCAAAACCAAGGAACTGATGACTAAGGTGATATGATGGAAGCAATAGAATACTGCCCCATACACAAACGAGGAATGACGCCTCAATAAATACTAAATAATATAAATCAGGTCTATATATTACCAGGAATGACGATAAAGGTCAACACTCAATTAAATATTCCTCTTGAATGTCTAACACCTTATCATCACAATGTCAAAGAACATCCAAAAAAACAGATAGAAGACCTAAAAACACTGATGTCAAACCCAAAGATAGGCTATACATACCCGATAATCATAGATGAGAATAACACGATATTAGCTGGTCACGGACGGGTAATGGCTATGAAGGAATTAGGAGAGAAAGAAATACCATGTTTTAGAATGGAAGGTCTTACAGAGTCAGAAAAAAACACCATAGTGATTAGGGATAATTTTGTGTCGGATTCACCATACATACAGGAAAACATGGAGATACTGTTCCAAGGAATTGACAAGATAGACCTGGAGCCGTTCCAGATGAACATAGCCGAAGAGTTCAAGATACAGCCTGAAATCACAGAGGAGGCAGAAGAGATACCAGAGCCACCAGAGATACCAAAATCAAAACCAGGTGAAATCTACCAGATAGGGAATCACAGAATAATGTGCGGTGACGCAATGAATCCAACAGACGTGGAAAAACTGCTTGACGGCAAAACCCCAACACTTGTATTCCTGGACCCACCATACGACCTAAAGCAGTATGACTTTCTTGATATTCTATTATCACAAAAGGAGATTGAGATCCTTGTCATGCATGGGGATCATGGAACTGCTGACATGCTGATTAACCACAGAAAAGAGTTTGTAGGGTTTTACATAGTGACTTTCAATTCTCCCGTAAGGTACCCAAACCAGCCAATGATAAGCCACAGGCTAATCTCACATTATAGAAAAGGCAGATCACATTTCAGAAATCTCTATGATGCATTTGGCACGATTCAGGAAATGTCATTTAGGAAGGATGGGCTAACAAGACATGAAAAACCCCTAAGTTTGCCAAAGTCATTCATCACACACTATTCAAAGCCTCAAGATCTGATCATTGACCTGTTTGGCTCTTCAGGAAGTACTTTGACAGCTTCTGAAATGCTGGGTAGGGCATGCTACACAATGGAGCTAGACCCCCTTAATGTTGATGTCATGATTGAAAGAATTGAAAATCTAACCCATGAAAAGGCAATCCTAGCGCCTATCTAAATGACAGATTTCAAGATATATTAATATATGAGATTATATATTATAATATATGAATCAAATAATTGAAACAATGATTGAGCAAGTCAATCAAAAACCAAAGAATGAGCCATTGAGACTTTTAACAGCTCTACAAGCTGATCACATGGCTTATTCCAATACTGAGAAATCTCTCAAATTCAAAGTGAAAGGTGATAGAAAAGACATCAATACTGTAGTGGTAAAGTATGATGAAGGCATAGATCTTTATGACATAGAATTCCACATGTGCAAAATCTTGAGAAAATATCCATACATTATCAATGAAAAAAGAGATGAAATCAAAGGGGTATACTTTGATCAATTGACTGATCTAATCTGGAAGAGGTGTGTAATAGTATGAGCACAAGATCACAAGTATTCATGAAACAAAGTGGTATCTATCTATACCAACATTGGGATGGATACAACACACCTTTAGAAGTCCAAGAAGCATTAAAACTAAAAGCTAGATGGGATGATGAAGAATATCTTACAAGAATAATTTTTGAAACAATGTTAGAATCTGGAAAGTCAGACATTGAAGATGATAGAGATCTCATAAGAGAGAAAACTTTGGGTTATGGAATCGGATTATTCCAGCATTCAGATATTGAATGGCTAACAGAAGTAGATGTTCTACACCAAACCATCAAGATCAGGCAAGGATACAATGCCCTAGATGTTGTGTATAGTGGAAGTTTTGAGGACTTTATTAAAGATGATGTCTCAGAAGAAATATTACGCAAAGAGGTGTATGCATAATGACAAACCTATACACTTTCAGTCATAAAGAGTGTGACACCTCTTTAGTCTTGGCTACAGAAGAAGAGGCTAGAAAATTCAGATGCCAAGTATGCAAAGAGACATTCTATGGAGGAAATGAATTATGAAAGTCTGGCTATTTGGTGAAGCTGAGCTTGAAACCACTGACACACTTCAACAGAGCTATGAAAAGCTCTTTGATGTTTCTGAAAACTGTGGTTACATGATTCAAAGAGGTCACAAAGTAATCAAGATGATGGGTTCAGACAATGAAGGAATAGAAATATTCTTCGAGGGAAATAAAAGACATGTCAGAAAATGTCAATATGATGATAATGGTCACATCATACAAGACTGGAATGAGGTTGAATACTGATGAGTTCCATAACAGAAACTAAGAGGGAAATTGGGAAAATAGGTGAGAAATAATGGATCAAACTCTCATAGAATGGACTGATGCGACACTAAACACGGCTTGGGGTTGCACCAAAGTCTCTGAAGGCTGCAAAAACTGCTACATGTACAGGCTATCAAGGCCATTCGGAAGGGATCCAGATGTACCAACAGAGCTCAACTTTGAAAATACAAAGAAGAGGCTAGCCAAAACCGTGAAGAACGGGGCAAAGGTGATATTCGTCAACTCCATGACAGACACATTTCACAAGGATTACTCCTATGATACGATAAAGACATGGATTGATCTCTTTGCAGAATACAAGGACATACAATTCCAAGTATTGACCAAGAGAATTGAAAGAGCCTTAGAATACTCTGAAAAATACGGAATCCCCGACAATGTATGGATTGGAACCAGCATAGAGAACAATCGACAGCTTCACAGGTTGTCAACACTGAAATCAATCAAGGCAAAGATTCGATTCATCTCATTTGAGCCACTGTTAGAATCAATACCAAATGCAGATCTCTCAGAGATTCAGTGGGTGATAGTTGGAGGGGAATCGGACTTTAAAAATCCTAGACCATTCCTTGAGGACTGGGCTAGAGAGATTCGTGACCAGTGCGGAAAGTACAAGGTGCCATTCTTTTTCAAGCAGATGGGGGGAACCAAGAAAATTACTCATGCAGATGGCGTGAAGACCTGGGGAGGAAACACAATAGACGGAAAGAAATACCAGCAGATGCCCGTACTACTTGGACTGAAGGAGAGTACAATACTATGAAAATATATAATAACATAGGAGGTGAAATAACTCTATGAGTTTAAAGGAATTATTGCAAAAGGCAAAGGAAAACCCAGATGATCAAAAGGTGCAAAAGAAGATCAAGAAACTAAGATCAGAGATAGCAAGAAAGGCAATACAAACCAGGAAAGAAAGATTGGAGGCAAAGGAATGAAATACCTACATTTCTTCTCATGCCCAAAATGTGACCAGGTATCCAGATTTTCTGATTCTAAAAAAGTTTCAGATGATTCTACATTTGAATCGACATGCACAGATCATGGCAGGCAGGACTTTCAATTCTACAAGACAAAAGAGGCAATGTGATCATTGCCTTTTTTTGACGACAAGGAAGGAGTCTATGACGAATTCAAGGGCAAGTGTGATAAGAAGGGAATGAAATACTCATTTGTACTTGCACAGATAATAAAAAAGTGGATAGACGAAAGCGATAAAAGTAACCAATTAGCTTAATAGTGCAATGGTTTCAATGGCAAAAACCTTAGAGAGACGCAACAAGGTATCGTTATGCCTTGCCAAATCAATGACAAATCCCATACAGATAGCAAACCAGATTAACGAGCCAATAGCCAGGATAAGGAACGATCTCCACTGGATGAGGCACAACTCTAAGAAATGGCTGTCAGGACATACACTGGATGGCTACATATGGGAGACTAGAAAGACCATAGACCAGCTATCAGATATTATAATGGATCTTCAGGCCATGAGAAGCGTGGAAAAAGACGTGGACAGGAAGCTTAGAATCATACACGAGCTGGCAGACAAAATCAATATGAAATGGGTCATACAGGGAGATGGTCCAACTTTAATGAACATACGCTCGGTGACTGGCGACGGGCGTTAACCTACCTAAGCAGTTATTCAAGGAATTTGAAAACAAAAAACTCGATACAATAGACTTTAAGGAATGCAGGGGCATGTCATTCAAGGAATTCTGGTTATGGCTGCCGCACAAGTTACAATATTTCGACTATGAGGAGGAGCTGCACGACATCCTGGAGCATCCCGAGGAATACCCGCCTGAGCAACAAAAACACCTGTGGGTAAAAAAGGCAACCGGCCTAGGCATTACCGAATTCATGATTAGATATATCGCCTGGAAATGCCTAACTAATGACGAATGGAAAAACAAGCAGATAGATGTCAATGTGGTGTTAATCGTCGGGCCTAGAATAGAACTGGCCATAACCATAATGAACAGGATGAAGAATCTGTTTGGTGATCACGAGTTCAAATCTAAGGAGACTGCTCTAATCCTGAACGAAAACCGTATTGAAGTATTTCCAAGTCATCACCTTGCACCGGCACGAGGTCTAAACCCACAATTCGTATTTTTGGACGAGGCTGATTTTTTTCCACCCCAGATGCAGACAGAAGCTCGAATGGTGTCAGAACGATACATCGCGAAGACCGACCCATACATAGCAATGGTATCCACCCCTAATTTACCGTTGGGGCTATATGACACAATGGAGCGAGAGGAGAAATCCATATACATACGAAAGGCCATGGGGTATCAGGTGGGGCTTGGGAAGATCTTTTCTTCTGCAGCCATCGAAAAGGCCCAACAATCCCCATCCTTTGAAAGGGAGTACAACTTACAGTACGGTTACGGCATAGGAAACATCTTCCAAGGATTAGACGATATCACAGAAAAATACGATTTATCATTACAAATGGGAAAGAAAGCCATCTGTGCCGATCCTGCCTTTGGGTCCAGTAACTTTGGTATCTGTGCAGGGGAACAGCTGGACAGAATACTGTACATAAAAGAGGCAAAGCAGTACGCAAGGCCGTCACCTGAGGCAATGCTACACGTGACTGAGGAGCTGGCCAAGAACTACGACAGGAACTGCCACATAGACGGGGCGCATCCGGGACTGATAAGGGACCTTAACCTGAGGGGAATCAACGCAAAGCCAGTGAACTTTGGCATGCCCGTGAGGGATACCGAGGGAACCAGCGTACAGTCACTACGTTCAAAGATGACAATCAACGCCGCCCAGATGGTAAAGACGAAAAAGGTAAGGATACATCCCATGTTTACAGATCTTATAGCCCAGTTACGGGCAGCCCAGTTTGATGAGAAGGGAGGGGTGGACAAGAAGGAACTTACATTTGATATCGGTGATGCTTTTATTATGCTGTGCTGGCAGTTCAACGAAGTGCAGCCAATGATGAGGAAATTCAAATGGAAAGAGTAGAGAGATTATTAATGAAAGCGATTGTCGACCGGTCTGGTTGTTGGGTTTGGAAATAATGTAATGGATGACACATGCATTAATAACACCATTCAGAGATATATGGAAGAACTGATTACGAAGCTAAAACTGACAAATACCGAGAAACTATATGATATGTATAAAGAGGTACGGGTTGAGATGGCAGCCAACGGGATGATCTCACTTAGAGACAGTACCAAGTGTATGACCAACCCAAAATCCATAGCTGCGGCACTGGTGTACATCTGGGTAATTTCAAATCGGGAACACGGTGTGACACAAAGGGATATTGCTGCGGCGGCAGGCATAACAGAATCAACAATTACAGCTAACTATCGTCTTCTAACAGAATGGTTTAATTCTAAAGGCATTAGAACTATAGATGAAACATATTGAACAGGTGTTATTTCTGTACATCCAACGAGACAAAATACTGCACCATGTGCAAGCAGTATCTGTGTGAGAAACACCGTAAGAACTACCCCAAAAGACTTATGGCTTTCCTAAGGGAGAGATTAACATGAACGGCCCAGAGATGGAACTCTTCGAGGGAAAGGAATACTATTTCGTAAAGAACTGCAAGGTACTCACAGAGACAAGGGGAGAGGTGACATACGAGGCAGACATACACGGGGACATAACATTTCTGGAGAATTATCTGTCCAATGACATGGGCAAGAAAGTAAAACTAGTGCAGAAACAAAAGAATAGTTCTCAATAGTTCTTTAAATGCAATAATGTCGTGGCACTAAAGCTGACACTGGACCAGTATGAATTCCCTAGGTTGGACTATGGGTACAATGTCGCATTCAAGATATACGACGAGTCAGGTACAGCATTTGACGCATCAGGGCTAACAGGCACAGCCAAATTCTATAAAAGACACAACGACCGTTCCACGTTCTGGAGGGATGTAGCTAGGCAGGTCACCATACTAGGGCAGGTTGGAACTGTCATAAACGATATTGCAGTATCATGGACTACCCAGGCAAGCGGCGAAGGAACGTTTGCATTTACTGCAGCATCTAGACCTAACATAACAGGATGGATGCTAGTAGAGATTCAATTAACAGATTCAACAACTAAACGCAGCACTGAACTAAAGCAGGTATACATATCACCTAGTGAGAGTTCAGCATGAAGAACCCATTTTCCAGCACCCCTATACAACCACATGTGTTTGCTGGTGCGCTAGTAAAGGATGAGGCAACCACCAGAGCTGGATCATCATCAAGTACAGGTAATATTTTAGAGAACAGGATATCCCCCCCAATACCATTCATAAAAAGAAAGGAATACTACAAGAGTATCGGAAGGGTACAGAATGTTACAGATTCCTTTGTGCTGGATATTATTAATCGGGGCTGGTACTATGATGATGATGATGGCAAATATCCCAAACAAGTAGAACTAATGGAGGAATGGGAGGAAGACAACAACCTATCTAACATACTTGAAAACATGACAAGAAACTGGATTATCTGCGGTGTCAACATATTGTCCCCTGTTGACTGGGTAGCCGTGCAGCTGGAGTCAATCGTTGCAAAGAGAAGGGACAAGGCAGGCGATACAATCCAGTACATCCAGATGATTGGTGGCATAGAGCAAAGGCTTGACGCTACACAGTTCCTAGAGATACCATATATCCACCTTGACAGGGAAGCTTGGCCGCTTGGAATGTTTGAAAGCTTGATGTATGCTGATTACAATGATATCGATGGCAAGCCGGCAAAGGCCACACTGGACTACTACAGGCAGATTATTCAGGACGAATCCAAGGTACTGCACAAGATAGGCTCGCCTAGAATAATCTACAAGATACCGGGTGCAAACCAGGAAACAATAGACAATGATATAGTTCCGATAGTCGAAGGCATGGGGCCGGGAGACAGGGCAATTATCAACGAGAACATCGAGCAGGTACAGGAGGAAGTGGACGGCAGAACCAGATTTACAGAATCAGTGCAGCATGTGATTGATGAGGTTGATACAGGCATGCAGTCATCCAAGAACCGACTTATCACCGAACCTTCGGCAATGGCTGATGCATCAGAGGCAGGCGCACAGGATGACGACCGTGTACTAGGTCTGATGGAAAAGATAAGACGCTTCATGAACAGGGAGGTAATCCCACGAATAACAGGCCTTGAAGCCGGTGAGATAGAGTTCAAGTGGGGTGCAAAGGATACGTTTGATTTGATACTTCCCCCAGCACTGGAAAAAGCGGTACAGCTAAAAATCATCCAGCCAGAACAGGCAGCCAAGATACTGACTGATAACTTCTCATGGAAGATACCCGAACCAGCAGAGCAGGACATGCAGCCAGAAGAACCAAAAGAGAAACCGATAGAAAAGCCTGTAGAAAAACCAAAGGCGGAATCATACGATATCGACCGGGAGATTAAGAACGAGAAACTAGTTGCTATAAAGTACATAAATGATAACCTAAGGGAAGACTACACATGAAATCGCCCCTAACCTATTACTATGACGAATCCCACACCAAGCGGGTGCCATTGAACGAGGACGGAATGCCCATACTTGACTGGGGAGAGACAATCCCAGGCAAAAGAAAGGAGATGACCTTATTCCTTCAAAACGAGTCCAAGGACCAACTGGTACTTAGGCAGCCATTTTCCACAGATGAAACCCTCAAAATAGAGGACTATCCACCAAGACTGTTCTCCGAGGAACGGGGAACCATGAAATTCTCACTAACACCTGATATCAACAAGATTGAATCACATCACGGATCATGGGGAATCGAGATAGTCGTGGGATAAAGTAGTTGGCTGATACCAAAATCACAGACCTTACAGAAAAGGCAACAGGGGCAGCGACAGACGAGTTTGTCATAAATGATGTAGCCGGAGGCAATGCCGACAAGAAGCTTGGCATGGACGGGATTCGAATAACGGAATCCCAAATTACAGACTTGCAGGCATACCTTACCGATATCACGGGCGAGGCATCCACTGACCTGACAGATACGGCAGTAATAGTAAGAACTGACCAGGCAAATACGTATTCAGCAGGAAACTTACAATCATTTGCCCATGATGCTACTAACAGCTCGTTTAGGCTGGTCAATTCCGTAGGTGATCCATCAACCACACTAAACGGCGCAATGTGGTACAAGTCCACAGACGAGGTATTCAGAGGAAGACAAAATGCACAGAACGTTACTTTTCTTACATCAATTACCTCCAACGTTGTAAAGACTGATCAGGTCAATACCTGGGGGGCTTTCAAGCAAGATATCCCTGATCTAGATGTTGATGTTCTAAGGATTCTGGATTCTGGTGGTGTCAATGGCATACGATTTGTAGCACAAACTGGACAGACAGACAAGACCATAACCATACCTGCATTGGCATCATCTGATGATATTGTCTTTTTGGCATTGACGCAGACACTCACCAACAAGACCCTGACATCACCAACCCTTACGACTCCCGCACTGGGTACACCCGCATCAGGTGTCATGACAAACGTTACAGGCATTCCAGTCGGGGCTTTAGCAAACGGTACGGACGGCCAACTGATCACATGGGATGCGACAGGAGCTCCAGCAGTTGTGGCGACAGGAACGGCCAATCAAGTACTAACATCAAACGGAGCAGGAGCTGCACCAACATTTCAGGCAAGTGCAGCAGGATTTTCAGACCCGATGACAACACGGGGAGATATAATAATTAGAAACGCATCAAACGTTACGGACAGATTAGCCGTAGGAACATCCACTCATGTTTTAACCAGCGACGGGACTGATATCTCATGGTCAGCCCCTACAGGTGGGGATACGGTAGTAGGAACGCAACTCCTAGAGGTTGATGCATCAGCACTATACCCAGGTGGCGCAACACCAGCAACCGCAATCGCCACTTACCAGCTAGGTGCACAGAACCAGCCAATCAGGGCAATAAAATTCCCCGACGGCTCAAACACCGAGGCATACTACCAGTTCAAGCTAAACAACTGGAATGCAGGCACGATAAAAGTAAAGGCATACTGGTTTGTGCTAAATGATATCGCAACACCCGAAAGTACCACATTCGAGCTTGACTGCTCCGGAGTGGCACTGGATAACTTTGGCGCAATAGGTGGCACGGCATACGGCACAGCTGTTACCATAACAGATACCACGGATTCCACAGCCGCAGAGGACAAGATCAACGAGTCGGCAGCTTCCGGCTCCATAACGATTGCCAACACTCCTACCGCGGGAGACTGGGTATCCCTCAAAATGGTAAGGGATTCCGCGACTGACACGGCAGGGGATGTCTACTTGGCAGGAATCACAATAGAGTACACAATCAGTACGGGAACTGCAACGATATGAGCTATCTATCTTTTCAGGATCAATCCTCGCAGGCAGGCGGGGCGGC